TTTTAAAGTCAATAATTGCAAGCTCACCTTCATATTCAGCGATGCAATCTACTCGTCCAGCGATACCTAACACATCGCTATACAAACATTTCTCAATAGCATGAATATTATTTATCTTATCTAGAAACGGTTTAGTGGCATCAAACATGAATTCAATTTCTGGAGATTCATGTTCAACAACTTTATTTTCTAGATAATCTTGTGCGGATTTGTGAAAAGAAGTTCCTCGTGTAGTAGACTCTTTGATAACTCGATCAGCTTCTTTATCACCAACTTTTGCTCGCCAATCTTTAAAAACTTGACGATTGTAATGTGACGTAATCGAAGTGATAGATGGATACAAATTCCCTGTGGATGGAGAAGGATAGTATCGGTTTCCATCCACATAGGTTGTTTCCATTTCAGGAAACTCAATATCAAGGTGAGTAAACATTAGAACCCCAGTGCCAATTTATTAACGATGTAGGATTTTACTAAACCAGATCTGACAATATCTTCAACCCCAAATTCAATACAGTCAAACTCAGGCATAGCCATAAGAATTTTGGTGAAATCGATGATACCATTGCGTTCATTGGTTTTGATCAAATCGGATTGAGTTGCATCACCACAGAACATGATCTTACAATTTTCACCAACACGAGTGATGATAGAATCAAGTTCATGGAAATTCAAGTTTTGACATTCATCAATTAGAAGAATTGAATTATCAAACGTAGTACCACGGATGAATGAGGTTGACCAGAATGAGATAGTTTCTTGCGTTTTAAGATTGCCATAGAGCATCTCAAAGGAAGGATCATCAGGCATCTCAAACATATATTTTACCATATTCTTATAAGGAATCTGATAAAGTGAAGATTTATCTTCATGGTCTCCAGGAAGAAAACCAATCTCTCTGGTTGCAACTAGTGATCGTACAATATAAAGTTTTTCATATGGAGTGGTGGAATCCAGAACATCACGCAATGCGAGATACATGGTGATGAATGTTTTACCTGTTCCAGCAGCACCATAGGCAAAAAGATTTTGTCCCTTTTCATAAGCATCAAAAAGAACTTTTTGATTATCTGTAAGGGGTTCAATGTCAATTAGAAAATCGTCATTGATTGGCTTCTTACGACGAAGCTGTTTGGCACTCATGCCGATGCCAACTTGAGAGATTTGTTTTTTTCTTGCCATGTAATTTACTTATAGGGTTTTACTACAGAACCAGGAATTTTTGAAACACGATGAAGAACTTCATTCCATCCACCATCGGTTTTATTTTGGAAGTCGCCAACACCACTAACGGCGCTTGCAGTTCCAGCAGACCAGTCTTTATCCCAGTCTGGATTTTCTTTTCTCCATTTATCATACTCTACCATAGACATGTAGAGTTCTTGTTTTTCTCCAGTTACTTTATTAAACACAGGATATGTTGGCATAAGACCTCCTATTCAATTAAAATTGCTGATTGATCGTTACATGTCCAATCAAGTGCTTCAGCAATTGTTGGAAACTTACTGACAAATACACAGCGACATTGCTCTGCAATCATCATATGTTCTTTTTGTGTGCCATGTGCAGATCTAAGATTGATATAATGAATCCAAGATCTAGCACTGCCTGTCATATAAATTTTGGTTGGAGTTGCAATTGGAAGTACAAATCTAGCACATTCCTTTGCCACACCATTCTCAAGAAGTTTATTATAAAGATCTTGAGATTCTTTAAAGTGCATCTCAATCATCCCCTCCATGTATGCTTTGTCACGAGGATTCAAATCATCAATTGAATTCTGACGATTTTTTGTATCTTGACGGCGCAGATCTGGAATTTCAATTTGGTCAGCAAGCAGATTAGTATCTGCATAACGCTGCGAAAATTCTTGGAATGTAAAACTTCTATGACGTAAAATTTGAGCAGCAATTCCTCTAGTCGTATTAATTTCTAGAGTCATGTAAGCTTGCTCAAAGATACTCCAATGCTCATGTTTGATGCAGTATTTGAGAAGTCCTGCTGCAGTATCAAAGTTAAGTTGATTATTTGGATTACTGACTCTAGCAATATATGAAATTACTTCTTGTGCATTTTTATTGATCAATTCACCAGCACCTTGAGTGATGGCAATCAATTTTACATTATTCATAGAAATGAAAATAGACTACAGTATTATACAGTATTGTTTTGAGAAAGTCAAGTTATTTTTTGGGTGGCTTTGAAACTCCAGTTCCAGTGATGCCAAGTTGCTTTCTATATCTTAAAGTATTTTGCATTGCTTGCTGACGTTCTCTATTGGCAGCAGCAATATCTCTTTCTCTTTGACCACCAATTCCCGTAGTTCGTGATAACTGTCTAAGGGCATAAGCGCCAATTCCGCTCTTATCAACAGTATCTCTAGATGCTACAGAAGCTCTTGCAAGATATGTTGCTTTACCACCACGGTATGCCAGATCTCCTACTCTACCACCAGGGAGAATCTGTGTTTTGGGAAGTTGTACCGTCTTTCCACCAGTGGTAACTGTGTTGGCTTTTTGATTGAAAGTAGTTGGTCTTCCAGTTCCTACAATCCCAGACCCTTTAGTAGCACCATAAACATTAGCTTTTGATGCCTGCTGTCTAGAAGATTGAACAGCTGCTTGAACACGTTGATTGCTTAATCTATCAGATTGTTTTGCACGAGCAGCATCAATTTGTTTCATTCTTTCTTTACCACCAAAAGGATCTTCTAACTTTTTAATCACACTTGATGCTGCGGATTGTCCTGCAGTGTATCCAAGTGCGCCAGCAACAACACTTCCAGGAATATTAATCCAAGGATTTTTAGGAAGAATTCTAGATGCAGCAGTTGATGCTGCGGTCATGCCTGCAAGTCCACCACCAGCTTCGGCAGATGCTTTTGGAAGAGCTGTTGCTAATGGTTCTCCTTTTGCTTGCCTCTCTTTTGTGCCTGCGTAAATATCATACCCAGTAGCACCCACAGTTAGAGCACCCATTGCTCCTCGACCCAATCTCCCTAACGCACCAGATTGATTTGGTGTTTGTGTCTTTGGAGGTTCTGGTGGAGGAGTTGCTCCTCCACTATTTTTTGCAGCGTTTTGTGCTTGATTATATGTTTGTTTAAATTTATTTCTAATTTCTCTTGCCTTTGCGGCAGCAGCTGGATTTGCGGTGACCCATCTCTCAAAGTCTGCATCACTCATCTGAGCAAATCCAGTTCCAGCAGCTTCCACAATAAAATTAGAAAACGTTTTCATCTATATTAAAACCTTTTTTTTATTTATCTGCCACGCTTCTTAGGTTGTTCTGGTTTAGTTGCACCGTATAATTTTGGATTAACTGTACCATCTGTCCACTTCATAGATTTCAATGCTCCTGCTCCAAACTTATCATAGTAAGCATCAAAAATTTTTACTTTAGCAGAGCATTGAACAATATCATATAAGGTAACACCATTTACTTCATATGCTACCAAGTAAGAATCTAAAGGAAGTTGTTTAGATTCTGCAAGAAGTTTATCACATTTCTCATGTAAGATTTTTACACCAGTTTTTTTGATTTCTTCTTTTTCCTGTTTTGTCCAAACAGTATCGATACTACGATCTATTTCCCCATTGAATTGTGGGATAGGCTTCTTTGACGACATTGTGAGTGATTCGATATTTTTTTCCAAGATTTTTATCCTTTACTAAGCATACAATTTCAGCCTCATCTTGATGCAAAGCCTCGATCAATTGAATGAAGAGAACTTCTTTTTTTGATTTCGACATTTCATAGTCTCCACCCTCAATAAAGTGGTAGAACTTTCTATATTCATTTTGAATTCTTGTATGTTCTGTTCCAGCTGGAGCATCATTAGGTGTATATGGAACTTCACCTTCAGGTAAACAGCTTTTAAGTGAAGGATCAAAATTCCAAATTAAAAGAGATTTTAATGCTGGACTTTCATACTGCTGTAGGATAGCAGATTTTTCTTCTTTTGTTTTTGCGTTAGATACTTTTTGTAGAATTTCCGACATCAACGGATTATTAGGTAATTTCATTTCAACTCCTTAAATTAATTACTCATCTTCATCTTCATCATATTCTTCCATTGCATCAAATCTAAATGCAATTACTTCGTCTGGAATCAACGTACCATTTTCATCAAACATTTCTGGATGGATTCGCTTTTTCTTAAAATAATCTTTGGCTACCCAACCAACTAATCCACCCACAATCAGAAACATTAATGAAAATAAAACGGTGAATGTTATCGAAAAAGCTAATAATTCCATTTGTGTTCTCCTCTACTTTATGTCCTTTACATCGAAGGATAATTCAAAGTAGATGGTTATTTCTTTTCGGAAGAAAGTCACCATCTTACCAAACTTAATAAAAAAATTTTTGGGTTTGGGTTCTTTCCTCCTTTTACGACGAAGCATCAATTCAACACCTTTATTTATTGTAGTCATATTGACAACATTAAATTTTTACATAACCTTCATTTAAAAGGTGAGCAATTGTATCTGCACAACCACCAAGAAGCTGATCATTTAAAAGAACTTGTGGAAATGTAGAACCCTCACCAAACTGATGATAGAATTGCTCCTTAGTAAAGTGGTCGTTCAGTTTATAGACGACATGACTTAAATTTGCTTGCTCAAGAAACTGAACAATCTTATTGCAATAAGGACAACCATCTTTTGAGTATACAGTAAAATTCATTTTCATAATTCTTTCTCTAACAATTATAGTAAAAATAGTGCTGTTTGTCAATAACCTCTATTAATAACCTGTATCCTAGGCTGTTCAGATTTAAATGCTTCTACGAGATAGTTACATGCTTTTAAAGGATTGCAATGATCTCCACATGTAAAAATATCAATAGCTGCATAATTTTTTTCGGGCCATGTATGAATTGATAGATGTGATTCTGATAATAAACAAACTGCAGTAATTCCTTGTGGCGTAAACTCCACAGATATTTCATCCATTAAAGTTGCATTTGATATTGTAATGGCTCTTCTTAAAGATTCCATTATATAATCCTTATCATTTAACAACTCTGCATGTGCATTACAAGCTTCAAGGATATAATGTGTTCCAAGATGTTGTTCCAATTTTTTTAACGAAATATCTGTGGTATTTAGAATTAAAAAAAGAGGTAAATTTTATTTAAATTTAATCAATTGTTCACCATAGCAGATGTACCAATCAATACCTTTACCATCACTATCACCAGACATTTCAATATTTTCTCCATTGTATCTAGCGCCAGTAACAATGGTAAATGCATCAGCAATCTGTTGAATTTCAACTACTAATTTTTTAGGATCAAATTCTTCATCATCAGGAAGACTAAATGTTCCTTGATAACTTCCTTTCTCTACTGAATGATAAAGCATCCAAACTCCAGATGGTGAACAAAGTTCATCATCATATTCAACAATCGCAGAATCTTGCTCGTCTTCAATGTGAACACCTTCAAGAATTTCTTCATTGGTGTAATATCCAAGTGATTCAACTTCGGCAAGAAAAATTGATTCTTCATCATCTTCAGTTTTGCAAACCCCCACATACTGATCCGTATAAGCTCCCCAACCCATACAGCCATCTGTAATCGTATCCCAAGTAGGAAGATCAGTATCCTCTCCACTCCAACAATCACTTTTTTCTGCTAGAACATCATGGTCAAAATCAATTTCACCTTCTTCATTAAAGGTAAAATAATTTTCAACCTGCTCTTCAGTAAGTTCTACAGCTCCAATTTCTCCAAGATAGGTACGTGCCCAAGGATGCTCACCACCAACCCAAATAGTGTATTCAGTCATAGGTAATAAAAAACCACCTAGACATTCTAGGTGGTTTGAGATTATTTGTCAAGTGGTCTTTTAGACGGTGGCTTATAATCTTTTGGAGGTCGATACAAATTTGGAAATGTATCTCTTATGATCTCTGCAAGTTTATAAGCAGTTTCCGAACTAATCATCCAATTGCAGGTGCAGTCAGAGCAACAGGTGTCATATCAGCAGCAGCAAGATCAAGAGGGAAGTTGTGGGCGTTACGCTCGTGCATTACCTCAAAGCCAAGGTTAGCACGGTTCAGAATGTCAGCCCAAGTGTTGATGACACGACCATTGTTGTCAAGCAGCGACTGGTTGAAGTTGAAACCATTGAGGTTAAATGCCATGGTGCTAACACCAAGAGCAGCAAACCAAATACCAACGACGGGCCAAGCGGCAAGGAAGAAGTGCAGCGAACGTGAGTTATTGAACGATGCATACTGGAAGATCAATCGTCCAAAGTAACCGTGAGCAGCTACGATGTTGTAGGTCTCTTCTTCTTGTCCAAACTTATATCCGTAGTTTTGGGATTCGTTTTCAGTAGTCTCACGAACGAGTGAAGACGTAACCAGACTTCCGTGCATAGCACTAAAGAGGCTGCCACCAAATACCCCAGCCACGCCAAGCATATGGAAAGGATGCATAAGGATATTGTGTTCTGCTTGGAAGACGAGCATGTAGTTAAACGTGCCCGAGATTCCGAGAGGCATTGCATCACTGAAGGAACCTTGACCGAAAGGATAGACAAGGAACACTGCAGAAGCAGCGGCAACAGGAGCAGAGTAAGCAACACAGATCCAAGGACGCATACCAAGACGGTAGGAA